TGTCGCGCCGTTAAACAGGTAGGCCATATCTCAGCCTCCCGCCTATGTTTCTTTCAGATGCGCTTCAGTAAACTCCGCGTCACCTGTCATAGTGTCACCCGCGTCCGCAGGCTTGCGCGCGATCTTCAAGCGAAATGGCTCGCCCGCCGCAAGGCTGTCCATATTCGCGCCGCTGCTAAAGGTGATCGTGGACTTGTTTTTGATGCCGCTTGTGCCGTTGGTCGTTACAGCCGTGCTCAATTGTTCGGTCGCAAAGCTATCCGAATCCTGATCGGTGCCACCCGATTGCGCGCGTTCGATCGATCCGCCCCAGACAACATCGCCGGTTGTCGCGCTTGTGGCCATCCAGTAAATGTCGAGGGTTAATCCGCCGCCCGCATAGTTGGCAGGAAGCACACCACGAAAAATCGCGCTTTCACTCGTGGTCGTGTCGAAGTCTAAAACCAGAATTCTGTTGCGCGAATCAAACGTAGCAGGATTAGAACTTGGCGGCTCGTTAGCCTGCGGGATGAATACCGCGAGGGTATCGCCGGAGGCCATGCGTCAAAGCCCGATAATGCCAGAGGCATTCCATGTAACGGTGATGTTGCCGCCGTTCGGAGTGACCGGCAGACCAGTGACGGACGTGTCGAGATAAGCCACCAAGCGCCAAGTCGTGTTCGCGCCCGCATTCTTCACATAGAGAACAATGGCTTCGACCGATGCGCCGGAAACCGCCGTATAGGTCAGGTCAGCCCCGTCCAGAACGCCGTTCGTATATGTCTTGGTCGCGCCGATTTCCTGATCCGTGCCGACGATGCCGGACAGGTCGGAATAATACTGGTGCGAAGCCGAATAGGTGTAAGTTCCGGTGTCAACGAGCGCCACATAGACGCCCGTTGTGCCAGAGCCATTGAGAGCCGAGCCGGAAGACCCTTGCAAAAGGGCTTCCTTCCATTTTGGGTAGAGCGCGTTGGCCATTTAATTTGCCCTTTCTTCAATTTGATATGTCCAGGCGCACCCGCGCCTCACCCAGCCGGGCAGTATTTCACTCACCGCATGAAAAACCGGCATGTCATCGCCCCATGCGATATCATCGCCGCAAAGCCACCCGCCCGGCTTCATTTTCGGCAACCATGCCGCAATATCCGCCTTCACGCTGGCGTAATCGTGCGCGCCGTCGATCATGACAAACGAAACAGACCCATCCTTGAACAGTTTCGCGGCCTCAACGCTCGGCATCTGGCGGACGGTCAGCAAGTCCTTGACCGGATCCATGTTGCGGTCGAACACCGCGCGAAGGTTCGGCAAGTCAGGGTCTTTGTGGTGTTCTTCCTCATCCGAACCGACAAACGTATCCACAACGTGAATATCAATCGTTTTTCCGCTTCTAGCGGCCTCCACAGCAAGGAAAGCGGTTGAGCAGCCCTTCCATGCCCCGATCTCGACGAACGTGCCGTCAAGCCGCTCTATGGCCTCCCTGTAGATGTGTGGATAATGGAACCAACCGTCTATATCGAAATAAAAGTGCTTCACGCCGCCGCTTTCAATTCCGGCGCGTAATCGGCCAACTGGTCAAGGATCGAACCCCGCCACATATATGTTCCCCAATGCGAAAGCGTGATTTTAGGATCAAGCCACACATCCCCGCCCAAGGCCCGCCAGCGATTGCAGAATGTCAGGTCCTCAGACCACAACATCCCATCCTCAATCACATTGGCGAAAAATCCGTTTATCAACACCGGCTTTTCGCGGCCCGCATAGTCGGTGTAGATCGTCTCAGGCATCCGGTCCCGCATTGTCTCAAGCACCGAACGCTTAAGCATCATGAACCCGGCCCCCGCGCCCGCGATCTTGAGGCAACCCGTTTTCGGGCATTCCTCAACAAGGCCATCGGCTGTCGGAATGAATGAAACCGCGAATTCGTTTTTCTCGGTCTTCTTCATGTAGGAGCCGACCACAAATTCCTTATCGTCGGCAAGCAAGCGCAGAATATCCGCGCTCGTGAATTGCACATCCGCGTCGATGAAGATCATGTGCGTAAAATCATGCTCAAGGCAGAATGCCGCCAGCCGGTTCCGCCCGCTGTCAACCAAGCTATCTGTCAGGATCAAGGGGAAGTGATTGACCCCCTTTGCCGCCAGATGCGCGCATGACACCGCGAGCGCCTGCGCATAGGCCGGAGTAACCGACCCATGCGTGTGCGTCGCGAGCATCAATTTGATTTTATCGGGCATTCTTGGCTTTCTTGACGCGGGTTTCAACCGGATCAGCCTTGACGGCGCGTTCCGTCTTGTCCTCGACAAAAGGCAGAGCGAAGCGGGATGCAATCATGCGGCCCGCTTCGTCTTCACTGCATTCCAGAACATCCCCGGCCTGCTTGCCATTCGACAAGCAAACCAGAAGCTGCACCTTCATTATGCCTCAGCCTTCAAAACGATGAAGTTGATGACAAGCACATTGTTACCCGCCGTCGCTGCATGAAGGTTCGTCAACTGGATATTGAAAGAACCCGCCGCAACAGCCGAAACATTCGCAACAAATGTGCCCGCCGAGGTGTGCGTCTTGATGCACGCGACCACGATATCGGTTGCCGCAACCTTTGTGTTCGTAACCGTGAATTCAGCTTCCTCGCCCGCCGCTACCGTCTGGGAAACGGTCGTGATGACGCCGGAATATGCGCTGCAAGTTACGCCGGTCGTGATGGAGGTCGCCTGTGTGACGGCGGTTTGACCCTGCGTCACAAGAACGCCATCGCCATTACGATAGCCGGTTGTGTTGTATCCGCCAGCCATGTGGCTTCTCCTTTTTGAAAAGAAGGGGCCAGCCGAAGCCGGCCCCCATTGCGTCAGGCCAGTTTCAGGTGCTTCACAGCGCCCGTTTGGATAAGATCGCCGTCGAGACGAACCACACCAGCAAGTCCGATGTTCGGCCAGTAGTATTCACGGCGCACACCAACGACCGGAAGACCGACCTTGCGCACATAATACTTGCTGAAGTCACCGAACAGGATCAGCTTCTGGCCCGTGGTCAATGCCGACGCCATCGCTTGGTTGACGCTGTAAGGCGCGCCGAGCAATGTTCCAGGCTGTCCGCTGCGGATATCGCCCATCGACCAGATATACTGGCCTTGGCCGTCCTTCAGTTTGCGGATCGTCGCAAGGATCGTGTCATGGAACATGTAACGAGCCTTTGGCGATGCGCGATAGGCCGGGTCAACCGAGTGGTGAAGGTCAATGACCTCATCAGCGGTAAACGCGGTTGTCAGGGCAGCCGTCTTGCCAGCCGTCGAAGCCGTAACAATCCCATTCGGGTCGCCCGTGCCATCGCCGGTTGTCAGTTCGGTGTTGACGCGACGTGCAAGACGCTCGCCAAGCAACCCACCAATGAACTGTTCGATATCGACAACGCTATCCTGCAACAGCTCCATCGAAACCTGAACCCATTCGGTGTCGTATGCAAACGCATTGAGCGTCATCTTGCCGAACGTGGCATCTTGGCTGCCGTCATCCGTCATCGCGGCGGCTTCCGTGTGCTGGCCAACGGTCACAGCCGTATCGTCAACAGTCGGGAAGTCGATTGCGTTGCCCGATGATGTGTTCAGGACGGTGCAGATTGCTTCATCATACATCGGCCCCCACATTTTGAGCGTCTTGTCGATTTCCGCAGCAAGATCAGTCGGGACAGTATAACCGCCCGCCGTGGTCGTTCCCGCCGTCTGCGCGCGAAGTTCAAGGGATGTGGCCCCTGCCTTGAGCGCAGCGCGGTGCTCTGCCGAAATTTCCTGAGGATCGAAACCATTACGCGCCAACGCAATGAAGGCATCGCGGTAAGTTGCGGGCTTTTCATCGTCTTGGCCATTGGCTTCGCGTCCACCAAGATCGGGGCGGCCCTTTGCACGCTGTTCCTCAAGGTCCTTTTCGGCCTTGGCAACGCGGGCTTCGCGCTCAATGTTCTTGTCGAGCGTGTCCAGTTCGCCCATGATCGTATCATGGCGGGTTTCGAGTTCAGCCGCGCGGCTTTCGTCGGTGTTGACCTTGATTTCCTCAAGGGCGGCGCGGGCCTGCGCAACGAGTTCGCCACGCTTTTCTTGCAGTTGTGTGAGTGACATTTTGTTTCTCCAAAGCAAAAAGGCCCGCCAACACGGCGAGCCTCGATGCCTTTCCCAAGGGCGGGTTATGGGCTCCGGCTGGGCCGGGAAACTTCAGGCAATCTTGCGGAATTTTTGCTCCGATGATGCCTTTCGGTATGCAATACGGGCCTCAGCCCTTCGAGCATTCTGGTCTGCAATCACCTTGCGCGCCTCTTTGGCGTTTTCTAAGCTGCGCAGGGCAAGCGATGTGTCGTCATAGGCCGGGAATGCCACCGCTGAGACTTCAAACAGATCCACCGCCTGAATTGTGCGCATCGGCATGTCGCCCGTCTCGTCCCAAGTGTCTTTTGTCACGCGGAAGCCAAATGACATGCCGCTGATATCGCCCCTCTCAAGCGAAACGGCCAAATCGCGGCCATCGGTCGTGTCGGGCAGGTCAATCTCAACCGCCAAGCCCTTGTCATCTTCACTGAGACGCAATGTGCCCGCCGTAGAGCGTCCAATCACGCGCCCGCTGTCATGATCAACCAAGGCGCGGATATCGCCCGCCAGTGTGCCAGAAAAGGCCCCAGGCGCGATGACTTCGCGGAATGCGCCGCCAATATCGGCCTCCGAATTGAACAGCGCCGCATAGCCCGCGACCGTGCGCTTATCGTCGGCCTTGCGCACCTCAACCGGGCTTGTCAGTGTCCGTTTCTCAAGGGTCATTGCACCCCTCCGTTCATATTATTAGCAACCGGCTGCGTTCCAAGCGGGACCGTGGCCCCTTGAATCATCAAATCATCGCCGTTCGGCTTGTCCGGCCTATTCTCAAGCGCGCGGCCTTCGTTCGGTGTCAGCAAGGCATTTTGAACGCCCGATGCCAGCGCCTCCATGCGCGTCTTGAAGTCGCCCCGCAGCAAGCCGTCTACATTATGCTCAATGTAGCGCCCGCCGTTGCGCTGGCCAAATAATTTGAGATTCAATTCTTCTTCAAACGCTTGCGCCCATTGCGAAATCAGGTGTTTGACCAGATGCAAATCCTGTTGCTCGGTATTCGAAAAAGTGCCGTGCGTCAGATCCTGCAAAAATACCGGCGGCAGTCCATAAATTCGCGCGATTTCCTCGATCTGGAACCGCCGCGCATCCGTCATCTGCCCTTTTTCAGGATCAAAACCGATAGGCGTCAGCTTGTGATCCGGCGGCATCGGCACAATCTGCCCGCTGTTCTCTTTTGCCGACGCGATAGCCCGCCCGATCTGGTCCATGGCCCGCTTCATGGCTTCGGGACCGGCGGGAAGCGGCCCTGACATGGCCAGCGGAGGAACGCCGCCACCGGCAAAGAACTTTGAGCCATATTCATTCATTGCAATCGAAAGCTGTATCGCCCGCGCGCCAAGTGTGATCGGGCTATAATGGGCCAGCCCATCAACCTTCAGCATGAACGGGACATCAATCACATCCGAAGCCGGGAAAACCTTCCCGTCAACCTCGTAAGTCGTCACACCCATGCCGCTGCGCACAATTCTAGTCTTCACCGGGTTGATCGGATAAAGCCCCGTAATGTTGGAACCGGAACGCTCGACCCAGAGCATCCCGCGCCCCCCCGTGAAGACTTGCTGCCAAAAATACTGACGCAGCTTAAAGCTGGTCCATTCGGCATTCGGTGCTTCATGGATTAGCGTCTCAAGCCCGCCCGTTATCTTTTCCGGCCCGCTTGCCGTCTTGCGGAAGACATGCAACGGCAAGGATGCCAGCGAACGAGGCAGGAATGTAACCGCCGCCAAAACCGCAGGCGATGTCAGTGCCGTATCTATCGTCACTCTCGGCAACGTCACATCGGAAAGCCCCAGGACGGACAAGATAGACGCGCCGTGCTGTTCGATCCCCGGTATCTTGCTGATTATGCGCTGTTCGGTGCCTCCGAACTCCCAGCCGAACAACTTCACGCTTCAACCAAGCTGAAGTTTGGGTCATCCCAAGGGGAAACTGAAACCATTTCAACCTCCCCGGCTTTTGCCGCCCCCATTGCCATCGCCAAAGCAACCATGCCATCAATGCGGCCCGTCGATTTGGACTTGTCCAGCTTGCGGTTGCCCGCCGGATCGGAAACCATAACCGCCGTCGCGGCGCACATTGTCAGCACCGGATGCCCGCCGTGACGGACCCGCTTGTGCAGAAATTCAATCTCGGTCGCGTCAATGGCCGGGGCCATCGAAACATAGCCTTGACCGAACGGGACGAACGGGAGGACAACGCCCGCCCGATCAAGCTCCTTTTGCAGCGTCCCCATGCGGTAACGGTCAAATGCGATCTGCTCGATCTGCATTCCCGCCGTCATTTCCGCGATGTCACGCGCAACAAAATCATATTCAACCGCAGGCCCCGGCGTGGCCTTCATGAAGCCATCCCGCACCCATGCGTCATAGGGCGCGCGGTCCCTTTGCGAGCGCGCCGAAAGTGTTGCTTCCGGCGTCCAGAATGTCGATTTGACATGCCAGATGCCATCACGGCGCGCGATCAACACAAAGGCCGTCAAGTCAGTCGTCACCGAAAGGTCAAGCCCGCCCCAGACCGGCCCTTCAAGAAACACGCTATCGTCAACCGGCCCGCCGCACTCTTTCCAAGTGCTTGGTGTGATGAACGGTGTGAACCGTGTTACCCTTTGGTTGAGCGTCAGATTCCGAAACCCGTTCTCAGCCGACGCCAGCCGCATAGCTTTCTCGGCTTGCGCCTCCACGTCCTCAAGCGAACGAAATATCCCCAAAGCCGGGTTTGCTTTTGCCCAAGCCTTGCGGTCATCTAACTTGCAGTCCTTGGGTGCCGCGTAAACATGGCTCACAATCGTCGGGTCTTTCGACCGTTCGGCATCGTCGAGCCACAGCGAAAACATATCAGCGTCCGAAGGCGCTTGCGTCGATATGGCAATCAGGAGCGGGTTATCGTGCGCGCCCTGCCCTGTTTCGATTGCCTCAACAAAATCATCCTGCGGCCCGCGAACCTGTCCAACCTCGTCAAGAATGGCCAGCAAAGGCGAAAGCCCGTGCGCCGTTCCCGCTTCCGCCGATATCGCCCGATACTCAACATTTGACACCAGCCCGATAATCGTCTTGGCCGATGGAATGATACGGACCAGCTTCACAAGAATTGGGTTGAGATAAACCATTTTCGAAGCGAGTTTGAAAATCAGCGCCGCCTGTTCGCGCGACCTTGCCCCCGATACAACTTGCGCGTTTGTCTTCTTTTCCGGCCCGACAACGAACGCCAGCACAATGGCCGCAATCAGTGCAGACTTGCCGTTTTTCCTTGCCAGCGCAAGATATGCCCGCCGTGTCCCGGCAGGGTTGTCAAATATGTCCTTGATGAACTTCTTTTGAAAAGGGGCCAGGACAATCGGTTGCCCAACAAACTTACCCTCTGGAACGCGGCAGTATTCAGAGATAAACCTGATGACGCGATCCGCCCGCGATTCCTTGCGCGCCATATCAAGCGGCCAGCAAGTCGTCCGTCAATACGTTGTCTGCCTCAATCGCCTTTTCGCCAGCGCGGCGCGTTCCGACATCGCGGTTGTCGCCATTTCGCGCGCGCGCGTGAAGGGCGAGCGACCGGCGAAGCGAAAGGATATCCCCCGTCAATCCCTTCACCACACGGCTGCGCGGATTCTCAACCGTGGTGCCATTCTGGCGAACGTCAATAAACCCCTCTTCGCGCAGTTTGTGTTGCTCGCGTTCGAGATCGGCCATCGAACGCGCCAACATTGCGGCCAGTTCAAGAAGATGGTCCGTCCATTCGCTCTTGGCAAACTCGGCAACCACAGAATGCCAGAAAGGCCAATCGTCGTCGCTCATACGGACGTGCCCAGGCGGTGCAATTTCCCGCTGCGCGCCCTTCATTATCTCAACAGCCACAGTCGGGCCGTCAACACGAAGCCGCTTGGCCATATCACCTCACAAAATTGGGGTTAGATAAATAATTCTTGTTCAATGGCGGTGTTGTGGCTCTATCGGCCTAGAGATTTGACCGCCCCTCCCCGTCCATGC